CTATCAAAACGGTGATTATCGTGTAGATGAAGGTATTGCGTTAGATCCTTCTATTGCAGCAGTTCTTACTAAAGAGGGTTATCTTGAAGAGATTAAAGCAACTCCAATTACTACTCCAGAAATGAATAAATTAGATACTATATCTAAGTTTGTTTATCAACAGATTGAGAACTGTAAAAAGAATAATACAGAGATTGCTAAAGCTTATGAAGAAGGTAAGATGCAGTCTTGTGTTAAAGTAGAAAGTGATACTGTACATTATAATTTACTTAAGGTATTAAACCACATTAAAGATTTAATTAATGAATAAACTAGTAAAGACTGTATCAAACAGTGATCTTTATGAAGAATATTTAAAATCTTTAAATGGTATATTAGGACTTACTGACAGGGAGTTAGAGTTAATGGCTACGTTCTGTAAATTGGATGTAGAATATCAAAAACTCCCTGGTTTAAGTAAGAATGTAGCAAATACAATTAATCGTAAATATATACTTCAGAATCTTAAATTAACTAGGGACAATCTTAGTAGATATATTAAAAGATTTAAAGAGGCTGGGTTACTCCAGAAAGGTAAAGTTGAAGATGAATTAATTGTGAATCCTATATTAATACCAGAGATCATTGGAGATAGGATACAGATATCAATAATATTAAAGTTAAAAAAATGAGCGAATTAGAAATCAAACCAGGTACTATACTTCTAGAAAAAAAGTATAATGTTATTAAGAAGATGATTGCTTGGTTATTTAAAAAAGAGTTACCTTATAATAAGATACATCTTGCTATAGAAAAGATAGGTAAATTAAATAGTGTATACTATACTCCTAAGAAAGAATACTCTAAAGTAGAGATCGCTAAATTAGATATCTTATTAGAAGATGCCAGTCTCTCCATAGTAGAGATTATAAATCTAATTAGACCTAATACAATTACTAATGTAGATACTTTTAAAGTAAACGATATTACTAAAAATAAATACTATGCTTTAGTAGATGGCAAAGAAAAGAAACATATATCAAGAACTAGCAAATAAGTATAGTTTGCCACAACATGTAATAGAAGTAATATGTAATAGTCCATTCAAGTTTGCAAATAAGGTAATGCAAGATCCTAACGATCTTACTCCAATAATGTTTGCTTACTTATTTAAAATTAAACTAAAGAATTATTATGCAGAAGACAAGTACAGAAGTAAAGAAAAAAGATTGGAAAAATGACAGATTAGATGGTAAATTACGTTGGGAATTACTACCATTAGACTTAATAGAAGAACTTGTTAAAGTATATGATAAAGGTGCACAGAAGTATGCACCAGATAGTTGGAAAGAAGTTGAGAATGGTTATGAACGTTATAAAGGAGCATTACTTAGACATTTATGTAAATCTGAAGTAGAAGATATAGATGAGGAAACAGATTGTTATCATCTAGTACAAGTTGCGTGGAATGCACTTACTATGTTGTGGTTTAGAAAACAAGAACTTAATAAGAAGTAATATGAAACTAATAATTCCAAGTGTAAAAATCCTAGAACAATCTAGTGGATTAAACGGGATATATGAACAGATTGAATTAGCCGGTAGAACTTGTTATAAATCAGAACCTAAATATAATTACTTTTATACAGAAAAGAATCCTTATAATAATGGTACTATTACTATACAGATTGATGAAAGATTCGATGGTGAAAAGGCAATAGAACATGCAGAAAAAGAATATTTGAAAGGTAATAAAGATTATACTAGGAGTAGTACAACTGCAAAAGACTTTGTAGATAGAATGATTAAAAGCCAACATTGTTATACTGGTAATAATGAGATATTAACAAATAAAGGATGGATAAAATTTAAAGATTATAATAACGAAAAAGTTGCAGTAATAAATCAGGATTGTTCTTTTAAAGGATTTGAATATCCTCAAAGAATAATTAAACATCAATATGATGGTAATTTTTATTATTATCCATCTTTAGGAATAGAAGTTACTGATGGACATAGAATGTTTGGAATTTTTAGAGAAAGTAAAAATGACTTTTATAATAATTCAAACTACAACGTATTTAAATGTAACGAATATTATAAAGACAATAATGGTAGAGAAAAAACATTAGGAGAAAGAATGTTTAAATCTCCAAAACATTGTAAAAAAATAAATACAACTAATCCATATGGAGAATTAATAGGTTTTTGGCTAGGAGATGGATGTCATTCTCCAGAGATTAAAAATAAACTAGTTTTTCATTTGAAAAAAGAAAGAAAAATTGAGTATTTAAAGCGACTTAGTGAAGAACTTGGATATAAATTTGAAAAAAGAAAATCTGACTATTATACAATAACTAACAATAATATAGGATCTTCGTTTAATTCTTTATATTATAATAACGGAAAGAAAATTTCTTTAAATTATTTTCCATCTGTAGAAATAGGACATTCTATTATGCAAGGGTTAATAAATTCAGATGGTAGTTTAGGAATAAATACGAAAACTATAACTTTTACAAATACTAGTAAAAGTATCATCGATTGGATGTTGTTATATGCTCCATTATGTGGTTATACTATTTCAGATTTAGGTGTTAGCTATGAAACATCTACTCATAATCTAGTATATAAAATATTATTATTAAATACTAATTATACTATTAACAATGATTCTAGGAATAGAGATTCTAAAGTCATTATCGTTGATAAAAAAGAAGATGTATATTGTGTTACTGTTTCTACTGGATTAATCATGATAAGAGGTATTAATGGAGTTACTACTATTTGTGGAAATTGTGCAATGTTAGAACATGGTACTGTTTATCTTTATCTTAATGGAGAATCGAGAAAATGTTTTGAGGCTGGTATTGTTAAAAAGTATGAAGAAAATAAATATTCTAAAGTACATGTGAGATTTGAAAATAATGAACAGGATCATAGAGATTGGTATATAACAACTAACTATAGAGTTCTAGTTGAAAATAATTGGTTAGATGATTTACAATATTTATGTGAACCAACAGAACATCATGAAAAGAGAATTACTACTAAGTTTATATGTGATAGAGGTATATCTCATGAATTTGTAAGACATCGTGTATTTAGTTTTGCTCAAGAATCTACTAGATACTGTAACTATAGTAAAGATAAATTTGGTAATGAAGTTACTTTTATTAAACCATTGTGGTTAAATATGGACGATATGGACGAATATCAACCTTGTTCGAGATTATGTACCTTTGATATGTTAGATAGTTGTATACAGATTGCAGAAGAAGATGATAGAATGGACGATCGAGATCATTTTTTAACAAGTCTGTTTATATCAGAATATTTATATTTTCAACTATTAAAACAAGGTAAATCTCCACAAGAAGCAAGAGCGATATTACCAAATTGTTTAAAGACAGAATTAGTAATGACTGGTTTTGAAAGTGATTGGAATGATTTCTTTAAGTTACGTTGTAGTAAGACTGCTCATCCTGATGCGCAGTATCTTGCTAATAAGTTAAAAGATTTAATGAATGAAAAAAAATAAAATACACATTTGGACTTATGATAGCTTATATCCAATTCAATTACATGTCACTTGCACAGAAGATCTAAAAGGTTTGTTTGAGAAATACACATGTATAAATAAAAATGAAATTATTGATACAAATTGGGGAGTCAACGTAGCATTTGTAGAACATGGCATATATGATAAAACAACTGGTAGAAATGTAATGTTAGTAGTATTTAGAACTATTAAAGATATGACATTTGGAACTATTGTACACGAAGCAAATCATGTTGCACAGAGAATATGGGAAGTAATTGGAGAACAAGAATTTGGTATAGAAGCAGATTCATATTTAACAGAATGGGTTGCGAGTAGTATAAACAATTGTAGATTAGAGATAGAGAAACTAAATAAAAAGTCTAAAAAGAAATAAGATATGGAATTAAAGTTTAAGAAATTAGATTACATAGTTAAAGATAAAGATGGTAATGAAACAACTATGACTTCACAAGGAGTATTACCAGAAAGAGCACATCCTACCGATGCAGGTTTGGATCTAGTTGCTACTAGACTTACTCAAGAAGTAGACGCAAGTGGTAAGTTGATTCTAGTGTACCATACAGACATTGCAGTAGAGATACCAGAAGGTTATGTTGGTTTATTATTTATGAAGAGTTCTATAGCACAAAGATCTATTAGTTTATGTAATGCAGTAGGCGTTATTGATTCTGATTATAGAGGTGAGATCATGAGTAAGTTTAAAATTACTACTGATGCAATACCATCTGTATATCAACCTGGTGATAAGTTTGCACAATTAGTTATAGTACCGATTAGTTTACCTACTCCAGTAATAGTAACGGAGTTAAGTGAAACAGAGAGAGGTGAAGGTGGATTTGGTTCTACTGAAGAAGATAAAGAAGGAACAATTAAAGAATAATAATATGAGATACCTATTAAACAATAAAAGTAAAAATACATTGATATACCTAAGTGATGATAATTCTAACTTTGGAACTTGTGATCGTGCACCATTAAATATTGATTATAACTGGATTATTGAAGAAGATGGTGTATTAGAATACGCCGATAAAAAATATGATGTTAAAAAAGGTGATGTTGTAATATTAACTTATTCAACAATAGATAAAACTAAAGATTTACTACGTAATCAACAAGTAAGAGAAATTATTATCATTGAAAATGATTCTACATATGGTAAATATATTAATAAACAACATATGAAAGAATTAGAGTTTAGAAATAAAGAATCTGAAGTAGGGTGTGCGAATGACGCAGTTTGTTGTGAAACCCCTAGTATATAATTATGAAATTATTTGATATACAAAATGGTAAAGTGGTAATCCATGCAGATATGTTAGGATTACCATTCTTCCACAAACTTTGGGATTCTGAAGATGATAAAGATCTAGTTAACAAATGGATATCATATATAGTACTAAAGAACAAATATGATTCTCCATATGTCAAAGCCTACTCTAGTAAAGAGTTAGATTCTAAAGTAAAGTTAGATATATTTGATGATAAAGCTTATGTAATACCTGATAAAGTATTAGAAGCAGAAAAATATTTTAATGAAACTATACAGAATTCTTTAATACTTAGATTACTAATGGCTACGCGTAAGAAACTAGACTCAGTTAGAGAATACTATGAGATATCTGATAGTGAAGAATTAGATGATGCTAAAGTACAAAAGATTACTGCGTCTATAGCGAAACTTAGTGATACAGTAACTAGTTTAAATAATTTAGAAAAGGCAGTTAGAGTTGAAGAAGCAGAGACTGAGAAAGCTAGAGGTGGTGCAGAAGTTAGTTGGTTTGAACAAGTTAGAAAATAAAAAGTTGTACGAGAATGTACACAAATATAAACAAATAAAGATTAAAACGTTTTAAGTTAAAAATTATAATTATTATGGCAAAAACTAAGAAAGATTCTACAGTAAAGAATACTGTATTGGAAGAGACAGTTAATGTTAAGAAAGAAATGGGTACTAACGCAATTGTATTAGATCTTACTCAAGATAAACCAGTTGGACTAGTTATCGCAGAAAAGAAACGAGAACTAGATATGGAACTTAATGTTAACGATAAAAACTGGTTAAAATCAACAAAGATAAGTTTGTTTACTAAAGTTAAAAACTTTGTAAAGAATATCTTTAAAAAGTAAATAATTAATATGGTTGATTTCACTAAAAAGATCAAGAATAGTGATAAGTTTAGGGGCCCTGCTTTGGAGTTTATTCGAAGTGGGGTTTACTGTTCATACCCACGTGGCACTACAGAATATATCAAATTTTGGGAAGAGGAACAAGAAAGATGCATAAAAGGTTATACTGCAGAAGATGGTGATTGGATATCTGGTTACAATTATTTCTATTTAAATTATTGTCCGATTTTACGTATCGTTAATAAGATAACTACTGACAAGAATGGTAAACAACATAATAAACGTAGTAGTGAATTAACCTTTCCAGACTTTTATGACTATGACTGCTATTATTTTCAAGCAATTGAAGATGCAGAGATTGCAGGTAAACACATTACTTTACTTAAGAGTCGAAGGAAGGGCTTTAGTTTTAAAGGGGGTGCAATGGCTTGTAGAAATTATTACTTGATTCCAAGTTCTAAAACTTACATTTATGCATCAAATAAACAGTATCTTACTGAAGATGGTATTCTTACTAAGGCATGGGAATACATGGACTTTATTGATAAGAACACTGCTTGGGGTAAGAAACGTACAGTAAGTACTACAATGCGTCGTAGAGCCGCATATATTATTACTGATGAATTTGGTAATAAGATTGAGTGTGGTTATAAGTCAGAGATAATCGGTGTATCACTAAAAGATAATCCAGATGCTTTACGTGGTAAACGCGCTAAGTTAATTCTATTTGAAGAGGGGGGTACATTCTCTGAACTAGGTGCAGCATGGCAGATTGCTAGACCATCTGTAGAACAGGATGGAATTACTTTTGGATTAATGATTGTATGGGGAACTGGTGGTGATGAAGGTTCTGCATTTGCTACATTAAAAGATATGTTTTATAATCCAGAAGGTTATAATTGTTTAGGGTTTAAGAACATATGGGATGAAGGTGGTTCTGATAAAGAATGCGGTTTTTTTGTTCCTCAGTATACAAATCTAGATACCAGAGATGAAGAAGGCAATAGATTGTATATGGATAAAGATGGTAATACAATCCGCAATAAGGCTTTAGAGTTCATTTTAGAGGAACGTAAGAAGGTAACTGCATCAGCAACTAGTACTACTGCAATTGATAGATATATCGCAGAACGTCCTGTAACGCCTCGTGAGGCTATGTTAGAGTTCAATGGTAACATCTTTCCAAAGAAAGATTTACAAATGCATTTATCTTACATTAGAACTAATAAGAAATTATATAATCAGAAACATATTGGTGATCTAATATGGGAACAAGGAGTTCCATTATGGGTACCAAAGAAGACCGGTGATATTACTCAATATCCATTACCTAAGGATGCAGATCCAACTGGTTCTATAGTAATATGGGAACATCCTATGAAAGATCCACCGTTAGGTTTGTATATTGCTGGATGTCTTACTCCAGGAGAGAAAGTAATTACTGATAAAGGTTTAATGAATGTTGAAGATATTACTTTAGATGATAAGTTGGTTAATAAGGATGGTGATTTTGTTTCTATTAATACTTTACTAAGATTTGATAAAGTAGATGAACCAATATATAAGATTAATATGTCTAATGTAGATAGACCAACTATTTATACACAAGAACATCCCTTATATGTTGCTAACGATGTTAATGATGAATTTAAATTCATTAGAACAAATGAAGTAAAGATTGGAATGTGGAATAAATATCCAAATATCTATAATAAAGAATTAGAAATGTCTTTCGATTTATGGAATAAATATGAAACTAGTAGAACCAATCATTTCAATCCAATGAATGAAGAAGACTTTTGGTGGTTTATTGGACACTGGCTAGGTGATGGCTTTAATCATAAACAAGGTAACAACTATACAATTTATAATTCATTTGGTTTAGAAGAAACTGAATATGTTTCTAAATATAAAACTATCGTAAAAAGATTATTTAATAGAAAACCTAATTTAAAATTACAGAATGGCAGTAATACTCATAAATTTGAATGTAAACAATTGTATTTATTTCTAGAAGATAATTTTGGTAAATACGCAGATGGTAAATACATATCAGAATGGGTAAAATTCATTCCAAAAAATCTAAAAAAACACTTGATTCTTGGATACCTTGATTCTGATGGAAGTATATTTAAAGATAGAAGTTTTTATAGAGCCGTTTTTAAAAGTATAAATACGACGTTACTTAATGATATTCAAGATATATTATTTTCACTAGGTATAGTTAGTTATTTTAATTATAGTGATAAACCTAGTACTTATAATATAAATGGAAAATCTGGGAAAACAAAACAAGCATTCTGTTTAAGAATAAATCAGACTGAATTAAAGAAATTCGAAAACTTATTTTCACAAACGCATAATAGTAGAAAATTAGAATTAGCAAAAAAAATAGAGATTAAACAAAAAATAAGAGTTTCAAATTCTTGCATTATATCTAATGATAATAAATATATTTATATAAAAATAAAAAGTATTGACGAATCTCTTTATACTGGTGTAGTTTATAACTTTGATTGTGAAACACATAGTTTTGTTAGTCAGTACTGCACGGGTCACAACTGCGACCCCTACGACCACGACCAATCCGGTACAAACTCATTAGGTTCTACCTTTATTTACAAACGTATTCAGAATTTTGAGGGATACTACGAATTGCCAGTTGCCGAGTATACAGGTCGACCAGAAACTGCAGAAGCGTATTATGAGAACGTTCGTAAATTATTAGTATACTATAACGCTAGGTTACTTTATGAAAATGAACGTAAAGGTATATTTCCTTACTTTACCACAAAACATTGTGATTATTTATTGGTAGATCAACCGGATATAATTAGTGATATTGTTGGTAAGTCTGGAGTAAATAGAAAAAAAGGTATTCACATGAGTAAACCTATTAAAGATTGGATGGAAGGTCTAATTAAAGAATGGTTATGTGAAGAATATGCGCCTGGTAAAAAGAATCTTACAAAGATATTATCTGAACCCTTACTTGAGGAATTAATTAGTTATAATGATACTGGTAACTTTGACCGTGTAATTGCCTTTGGATTAATCATGATATACAGAGAACAATTACATAACACTCACGTAAAGGAAAAGAAAAAAGAACAAAAGAAAATGGATTTATTTGGATCTCCTATATTTGGAGATAGTTGGTTTAATGATAAACCAGATGACTCTATTGACTTTAATAGAACTAACACAACAACTGAAGAAATATACACATTTTAATTATGAAACATAACCCTAATATACAACCTATACAGAAACTACCTCTGTCAAAAAAGACACAGGAATGGAGAGAAAGATGTGTAGATTACGTCATTGGTTCTGGAGAATCTGCTCGCAATGGTCAAGATAGAACTAGAGTAGAGGAAATGCAAACATACTATGATCTTTACAATAGTATTTATAATGAAAAAGATCTTAAATATGTTACTAACCCATTTAAACAAGATGATGGGTTCCCAGCAACTGCACAAGATTATAATATTATTAGACCAAAGATTGATCTACTTATAGGTGAAGAAACCAAACGTCCATTTAATTTTAAAGTATGTCGTACTAGTGATATTGCAACTAGTGAAGTACAAGATAAAGCTAAACAGATGTTAATGGATTATGCGCAAGCATCTATGATGGCTAAACTTGGTCCAGAAGAACAAGCAAGATATCAAGAAGCATTGAAGACTGGTGAAATAATGCAACCAGAAGAGATACAAAGATATCTTACTAGAGACTACAAAGATATTGCAGAAACTACCGCTTATCATACTATAAACTATCTACGCCGTAAGAATAATGTAGATCACGAGTTTGTTAAAGGTTGGAAAGATGCATTGATTAGTAGTGAAGAGATTTATTATACTGGTATTGTAAATGGTGAACCTGTTTTAGAAAAAGTAAATCCATTATATTTTGATTATGAGACTGCAGCAGATTTAGAATTTGTTGATGAAGCTTCATGGTGTGTACGTAAAATGTTTATGTCTTATGCTGATGTATATGATAGATTCTATGATAAGATGACTGAAGCACAATTAGATGAACTACTAGAGTTAATTCAAGGTAAACTAGGTGGTTATGGTGATGATAGAGGATCTAAAGATGATTACAATCATATTAAGATGCATATTAATCATACTCCATTTGAAAGAGAAGATACTGTTACTGTATATCATGTATGTTGGAAATCATTCAAGAAAATTGGCTTTGTTACTATAGAACATGAGGATGGAACTACTGAAGAAATTAAAGTAGATGAAACATATAAACCTACTGGATTAGAACTAGGTGTTGAATGGGATTGGATCATTGAAGTATGGGAAGGTTATCGTATTGGGGATGATCTATATATAGGTATCCAACCAGTAGAATACCAAGATGTATCTTCTAGTAATCCTAATGCACAATCATTACCTTATACTGGAGCTATCTATAGTAATACTAATAGTAAACCTAGATCTTTAGTAAGTATTATGAAACCATTACAGTATATGTATATTGTAGTATGGTATAGATTAGAGATGGCAATGGCTCGTGATAAAGGTAAAGTTCTTACTATAGATATAACGCAAATACCAAAAGGATTGGGTATAGATGTTAATAAGTGGATGCATTATTTATCTGCGTTAGGTGTTAACTTTATAAATCCTTACGATGAAGGTTGGGATATACCAGGTAGAGAGGGAGGTAAACCATCTCAGTTTAACCAAATTACTTCATTAGATCTTACTATGGCTAATGTCATAGATCAGTATATTAACTTAATGGCTAAGATTGAACAGATGGTATCTGAAATATCTGGAGTAAGTAAACAACGTGAAGGTTCTATTTCATCTAATGAATTAGTTGGTAATGTTGAGAGATCAGTTATACAATCTGCCAATATTACAGAACCATTATTTTGGTTACACAATCAAGTTAAGAAACGTGCTATAACTAAGTTATTAAATACTGCAAAAGTAGCATGGAGAAATAATGAGAAAGAATCATTAAACTATATACTTGATGATACTACTAGAGCGTTTATAAAGTTCTCAGATGATTTCTATTATGAAGATATGGATGTATTTATATCAGATAGTACTAAAGATCAACAGGTAGTAGAACAGTTAAGAAACTTAATGCAACCTGCAATGCAGAATGGTGCTACTTTATTAGATGTTGCTGAAATAATGACGTTAGATAATACTACTCTAATTAAGAATAAGTTAGAGGAGATTGAGAATAAACGTATTCAACAACAACAGGCAATGCAGCAACAGGAACAGGCAAATCAACAGCAATTAGTACAGATGCAGAATGAAGTTAAAGAGGCTGAGATGATGTTAAAACAAGCTGAGATGGATCTCAAACGTTATGAGATTGATCAGAATAATTCTACTAGAATTACAGTTGCTGAATTGCAGGCATATCGTGGTGCTGAAACTATGGATCAAGATATGAATGGTATTCCAGATCCAATTGAGATTGGTAATCAGGCAATACAGCAACAGAAAGTTTATTCGGATCAAATGGCTAAACAATTAGAAGCTAACAATAAACAACGTGAGATTGAATACAAACGTAATCTAGAAGAGAAGAAACTTGCTGCACAGAAACATGCAGACGAATTAACTAATACAATAGAACAACAACGTATTGCATTAGAAGAAAAGAAATTAGAAGCTGCCAAACAATTACAGAAATCAAAAGATGCTGAAGCATATAGAAGAGAATTATTAAAATCCAATACAGTTTTGAAAAACAAAACTGCTGGTGAATCTAAAACTAAATAATAAATAATATGGCATGTGGTGGAGGCTCTAAAAAGGGCGGTAAAAAAGGTAAAGGAGGTAAGTAATGGCTAGTACATTAAGCAAAGCAAAAGCCAAGGTTGCATCTTCTAAGAAGAAAGGTAACTATGTTGGATTTAAAGCTTTAGCTAAGAAAACATCTCCAGCAATTGCAGCAGCAATTGGTAGAAAAAAGTATGGAAAAGCGGGTATGGCTGCATTAGCCAAGGCTGGTAAAAATAAATAATTTATGAAGAAATTTACTAATTTTATCATTTCCATGTTTAGTGGAGTAGATGGTGAAATCAGTTCTAAACGAGTATCGGGTTTTGCTGGATGGATTACAATTATTGGTATATGTATATACTGTACTATTAATAAATGTGAAGCTCCAGCATTAACCGAAACTCTGACAATTTGTAGTTCTGCCTTACTAGGTATAGAATCAGCGACTACTGCTCTCACTTCATTTGGGGGTAGAAATAAAAAACAAAATAATATTAACGATCTAATTAACAATAATTATGGACAATAACGATAGTACAAAAGGACTATTAGGTGGATTTGAAGCAATTTTCAGTGATGAGATTATTACTACTAATGTTGAAGAAACAGAAGAAGATGTAATTGAGGATGCTGCTGAAGAAGTAGATGATGATGATATTCCAGTAAAGAAAGAGAAGACCACTTCTACTAAAACATCTAAAGTAAAGGATGAACCTGAAAAAAACACAGGTAATGATGATGTGTTAGATGAAGAAGAATATAACGAAGAAGATTCTATTGATAATCAGGAAGATGAAATAGATAATAATGAAAGTACTGCAGTAACAGGTTTATTTGACGCAATTGCTGAACAACTTGGTTGGGATGTATCTAATGATGAGGATAAACCAAAAGATGCAGAGAGTCTAGTTAAATATTTTCAAGAAACAATTGAAGAGAGTTCTAAACCAACCTATGCTAGTGAGGAAGTAAAAGCATTAGATGAGTTCGTAAAAAATGGTGGTAAACTAGAAGACTTCTTTAAAATTGAAACTGAACTTGATATTGAAGATCTAGATATTGAGAATGAAAGTCATCAAAAGAAAATTGTATCTGATTACTTAAGAGAGAAAGGTTTATCTAATGAACAGATTAAACGTAAAATTACTAAGTATGAAGATGCTGGTATATTGGAGGATGAGGCTGAGGATGCTTTAGAGGCTCTTAGAGACATTAAAGAGCAAAAGAAGGAACAGCTATTAGAGGAACAGAAAAAGGCCGTAGAGGTCTCTAAAAGAAGGCAACAAGAGTTCTATACGAGCGTTGTCAACGAAATAAATAGCATGAAGGATATTAGAGGTATTAATATTCCAGAAGCAGATAAAAAAGCTTTAAGTGAATATATCTTTAAACCAGATGCTAATGGTACTACTAAGTATCAGAAAGATTATGCTGACCCAAAGAGGGTAGCTAAAAATTTAATCGAGTCTGCTTACTTCACAATGAAGGGTGATGCGTTGTTATCATCAGCTAAGAAAGAAGGAACTAAGAATGCTATTAAAGACTTTAAGAATAGTCTAAGAACAGCACCTGTTACTAAAACTCGAAAGATAATTTCAAATAATGAGAAAACTTCTATTTGGGATACAGTGGCACAACAACTAACCACAAAAAAATAATTAATTAACTTAAATTACTAGTATTTTATGGATAATGGAATTCTAAATAATCTACAACTCTACAAAGGTAAATGGTTTTCAGATCTAGTTGATGAGGCTAAAATCTCAAAAGCTATGGGTATTAAACCATATGAAATCTCAACAATCGTTTCATATGTATTTGGTCAAAAAGATGATGGTGGTAGCACCTCATTAGATATGATTACAGGTGGACTTGGTAACACTATTACAATCGATCAAAGAATGTTCGAATGGAAAGTGATGATCGATTCTGATAGAGCTGTAACGATTCGCTCTGCTAAATGGCAGGGAACAGAAATTACTTCTGCAACTGCTGATACAGTTATGGCTGGTATCGGTAATACTCCAATTCAATTATGGTTGGAAGATAAATGGTTTGGTCCAGGTGCAATTATTGAGTTTGATAACAAAGAGTTTCAAGTTCGTGTTGCTGCAGAACCTTATCAGGATGGTAATGAATGGGTTTATACTTGCTTTGTAGCAGATGGACAATCTAGTTCTTACATTCCTAATGAATATTTGTTACCAGGATGTCAGGTATCTCGTGTTGCTTCTGCATACGAAGAATATTCTGAACAAGGTGATATCTTGAACTACAATACTCACTTCGCAATGAGAAATCACTTGATGATTACTCGTGTTGATTATGATATTACTGGTTCTGCTTACTCTACAGTAATGGCAATCGCTTTGAAAGATCCTAAATCAGGTAAGACTTCTTACTTATGGGCTGACTATCAGGAATGGGTTGCTATGCGTGAATGGTATAAGAGATCTGAAAGACTTCTTATGTATGCTAAATCTAATGTTAAACCAGATGGTACAACTGACTTAGTTGGTGCTAACGGTCGTCCGGTTTATATCGGTGCTGGTTTACTTCAACAGATTTCTCCTTCTAATAGACGTACTTATACTGAACTTACTGCTGAATTACTTGAAGAATTCTTGTTTGATCTATCTTATAACATCTTAGGAACAAACGAACGTAAATTTGTTGCTCTTACTGGTGAAATGGGTATGAGAGAATTTGATAGAGTTTTAAAGATTAAAGCTGCAAGTATGCAGTTAACTGATACTGTATTCGTTACAGGTTCTGGTCAGAACTTAACTCTTGGTGGTCAATTTATGACTTACAAGATGACAAATGGTATCGAATTAACTTTGAAACATTTCCCATTGTATGATAATACAACTTATAATCGTCAGTTGCATCCAATTACTAAGAAACCTCTTGAATCTTATCGTATGACATTCCTTGACTTAGGTCGTAGAGATGGAGAAGCTAACATCGTTAAGGTAGTTAGAAAAGATCGTGGTTTTGTACTTTGGAATACCGCAGGTTCTGTTGCTCCAGGTGCTGGTTACGGCAAAGCTGCTTCTACTCTTAGAGCTAATGCTAAGGACGGATATTCTGTTCATATGTTAGGTGAAATGGGTATTATGTTGCGTGATCCACGTGCTTGTGGTGAACTCATCATGGAGGCTGAATAAGTATTAAATAAATAATATATGGGGCTAGAAGTAGCCCCTATATTTCTTTTTACAATAAAAACTTATGGTTAAAAAATCTATAATTAAATAATTATATGGAAGTTACACTAAGATTTAAATCAATTGACCCATGGGCAAAGGTCACTAAATATAAAGATTGCCAAGATTATATAGGCACTTATTGGACAAGAAGTGGTAATAAACACACTGGTCTTACCGATGAAGATGCAAAGAGATTAGAACAGTTATGTGGATTCCAAGAGGATTGGTTATCCCCATATAGTGAATTTTGGAATACGTTTTCAGTAAAAATTGGAGTAAAAGGTTTAACTCTACATACTGAAAACCCAATGGATGAACTACAGTACTTATTTTTGAAAGGTCATAAAAGAGTTGCTAATGGTTTATCTAATGTAAAACCAAGTCACAATTATATTTTAGTTAACAAAGATTTCGAAGCTGAAGAACAGAATAAGATTAATAAAGTTAAACGCGAAGCTGTTATGGCATTTGGTAAACTTTCTCTTCAGGATATGAGAAAATGTCTTAGAATATATGGTGAAAAATCTGATACTTATAGTAATGAATTTATTGAAAGTAGATTGTTTACTTTAGTAGAGAAAGATCCAGATAAGTTCTTAAGACTTTGGGTTAACAATAAAACAAAAGAAACACAGTATATTATTGAAACTGCTGTATCTAAAAATGTTATTCGTAAGAATAGAACAAACTATATGTATGGTACAGATGTCATTGGAAATAGTTTAGATGATACTATCTCTTATTTGGATGATAAGAAAAACCAAGATGTACGTTTAGCAATTATGTCTGAAATAGAAATCAAATAATGAATATAGATGATTTACATATTGCATTTAAGATAGAATTAGATAAGAGTTCCAGCATGGGCGATTATACCTTTGCTGGGAGTCCATCTTTCTTACCTGGTGAAATAGATTATTGGTTAAATAAAGCATTAATACAAACCATTAATACTAAATTTACTGGTAATAATAAATTACAACAACCTTTTG